GCTTCGAGTGCCGCCCAGGACTGCGCCAGAGTCGAAAGCTCAGCGGCCTTCTGCGCTTTCTGCCGCTCGATCATGTCCGTGAGCGGGTTGTCCCAGGCGTATTTGAGTTCGATCTTCTTCAGTTCTTCGGGGCGCGGGCGATCGTATCCGCCAAGCAACTCGATCTGAGCGTCGATCTCCATCAGCATCGCGTCGGAGTATTCGGCCTGCATCGGGGCAAACAGGGGCAAAGCGGCGCGGATATACTCGTCGATCTGAAACTGGACCTTCTCGCGCGCCTCGGTGTTGCGTGTATCTGGAAGGCGCAGCGTGTCGAGGAAGAAAGCCTTCGCTAGCTGCTGCTCGGTCCGCATCATCGAGTCGACGCCGAGGTGGAAGTTCTTGCCGAGTTCGAGCGCTTCGAGAGGCCGACCCAGACGGTTGTCATACTTGGCGTCGACCCAGGTGATGCCGTCGAGGCGGACGTCGCCGCGGATCGTGTCGGCCTGGGCAATGAGCGGCGGGGAAAGCTGCTTCTCAGCCGCCTCCATGATCGCTTGCGCCTGCTGCTGGATCAGGCGCGCGTCAGGCAGCGCGATCGTTGCAGCCGGGGAAATGCCGTAGGGATGTCCGGGGATCGTCACCCAGCGAGGGACGACATAACGGAACGTCTTCTGCCAGGTCTCCCGGATGACGTGCTTGTTCGTGACGTCGGTCCAGATGGAATACCATCCGTCAACGCGGCCTTTCTTCTTGCGGTAGGCGTCGTATTCATCGGCCGGGATGACGTCGTGGCGGATCTCGAACGTCTGGTCGCCGTCCTTCTCGATCGCTTCCGTGATCTTCGGGTGTATCTTGTCGCCCTTCTGGCGGAACCGGGACGGGATGATGCGGCACGGCATCATTTCGCGGCGCGTGATCGTGTCGGGCTTGTTCTCGCTGCCGATGGCCCAGACGCAATCCTTGGTGTGGAAACTGTTGACCCGAAGCGAGGTCTGCATGTCGTCCGTTCCGACGTGCAACACGGCATCGCCGAACAGACCGAAGAACTCGTCAGCCGCCTTTGTGGCGCGCTGGAACCCGGTCACATGATCGGACATGATGCGCATCATCTGCGACGAGCGCCAGTCGAGGTATTCGCGGATTGATCGATCGTTGTCGATGTCGTCAATTCCGGTGCGGTGCCAGAACCACTGTTTGCCGGGCGGGCGCAGCATCGCGGAAATCTGCCCGACGAAGTCTCGGGCGAGCAGGAGAGGCGTGCCGTCGATCAGATGTGCCGCAAAGTCGTCACCCCATTGCAGGTCGGCAGTCCACGAAGCGAGCGCGGGCGAGAAGTTAAGGGCGATCTCCTGGCGCAGGTTGTCCAGAGGCAAGCGCTTCGAGAAGCGTCGGTCTGCCCGTTTGATGAGTTCGAGAGCGTTGTCGTCTGACATCAGCCGAGGGTCGTTCTCGTGTAGGTCGGAGACGCGGGGCCTGCCTGGTCGAGCATGGTAGAGCGCCGGCCGCGACGGTCCTCAAATTCGCTCTGCATCGCCGTCCGTCGAGCCGCGAGAATATCGCCGTCCGTTTCCTTGGGGATGCGGACGGGATCTGGCGCCTTCGGTATTGGCCCTGGCTGTGGTCCGTTGAACATCAGCGTCTCCGCATCTGGGCATAGCGAGATCCGACAGCGTGGCTCTGCAAGGCTCGTGCATCACTCTCGCGCGGCTTCTGGCGCTTTGATCCGGTCGACATGGCAATGATGACGGCATCGCCATCGTCAGGAGAACGGCCGATCCGCTTGCGGATGTCGTCTTTCGACTCGACTTGGATCATGCCGCCAGACATGAGCTTCCACCGATAAGAGGCGAGGTCCGCGCGCAATTGAGCGTCAGGCGGCAGAGCGATGACTTCCCGGCTTTCCGGGGCGAGAAGCTCGCGAAGACGCCATGTCGCTTCGGCGCGACGATTACGGAACCCGAGACGGCCATCCGACGTGCGCGCCTCCGATCCTTCGGACGGCACGAACCCGAACACGGACAACTCGGCTTCCTTCAGCTTCTCGAATGCCGAACCGCCCCATCCGCCGCCCATGTCGATGTTGATCTGCGCCGCGTTTTTCTGGAGCATCACGACACGGCCGGCGACGGACGCACCGTCTGGCGTGTCGACGCCTTTGATCTTCTTCAGTTCGTCGAACCAATGAGTGACCGACTTTCCCTTCCAGCGTGGAGCCATGACCGTGTTGTCAGCGCCGCCCTGGGCGACGTCGACGCCGATCGTCTCCATTGTCTGGCCGTCGTTCGCTTTCCACCGGTCTTGAGCGGCCCTGATCCATTCGGTCGGGATGACTTGGAACTCGTCGTCGGCAGCGCCGGCCGTGAACTCACCCTTGAGATAACGGCGGCGCAGCGCTTCGGGCATCTGCTCGAGCTGGCTGCGGTAATTCGTGTTTGCGAGATCGGGATTATCAGCGAGGCCAGAGCGTATGAACGTGCGGCTGATGGTCGGCTTCGTGGTCCCGTCGACAGTCTGCTCGCCTGGTTCCTCGAACCACAGCCATTCATCGTCCTTGCCGCGGCACGTCCAGAGCAGCTTGCCGACCGGGTACGGGAACAGCGGGTGGTCAGGATCAACCCATGGCGCGAACCAGCGGACGATCCATTCACCCTCTACGGACGTCGGCGGGTTGGTCGCGAACACAGACCGGCAACGCTGCCCCTTGGCCGTTGTGCGCAGCCATCCAAGAATGAAGTCCACCTGCTGCTCGAGAAAGTCGCTTGCCTCGTCAAAGCCGATGAAGTCCTTCGGTCGGCCCTTGTTGCGCTGCTCGTCGCCCGGGTGCTGGCATCCGGCAAAGTCGATGACCTTTCCGCCGAGCGTCCACCTGTCATCCTGGCCGTTGTAGCCATCGCGGGTGCCGAGGATCTGCGCCATTCGGTCGACGAGCCAAGACACGTCCTTGTTCACGCGGCGAAGGAGCAGCGAGCGCTGATGCTCTTGGCTTGCGAGACCAAGAAGCAGGTCCGTCTTCCCGCCACCGGCTTCGCCGCCGTAAAGCAATTGGTCTGCCTTGCAATTGTAGGCGTCTGTCTGCGGTCCTGGGTTCGGAATCCAGTTCATGCCGGCGCACGCCTTCTCAGCGAGGCGCAACACTTCCTTGTGCTCGTCGGGCGGCAATGCGGACAGTCGTGTGATTACGTCGTCGAGGCTTAGGCCCATTGAGAGAGCGAGCGCACCTTTGCGAGCAGTTCTAGGTAGGCGATAACTGCCCCTGGAGTGCGGGCCTTGCCGGTCACCCAGGCGCTTACTGTGTTGGGGTGAACGTCGACCGCTCTGGCTAGGGCCGATGCGCTCAACCCACACAATTTCATTGTTTCAGTGATGCAGGCCGCGGGCTCTTTCACTGTTTCGTTGATTCCTTCGAGGCAATTTCAGCCCGGCCGACAGCGCGGCCGAGCATGAACGCCACGCGGCGCGCGTCGGCGGTCGCGTCCTTGACCTCGATCGCTTCGCCGTCTTTGCCCGTGATCTCAGTCGACGAGCGGTCCATGTAGTCCTCGCGGAACATGGACTTCATCGACCCAATGTAAAGCGGCGTGTTGAAGTTCTTGTTTTCAAGCCCACCGTAGCCGCGATGTTCCCAATGCGCTTGGCATAAAGTCCGAGCGCGCGTAAGGGCGTCTGAAAAATCTGGATAATCTTTGGCCCATTGGTCGATCGTCTGCTTGGCAACGTCGAAATGAGCGGCCATCCGCGCCTTGCTGTACCCCTGCTTCCCGAGTTCAATTACGGTGTCGCAGTATTCAGGCTTGAACAGGCTTGGGCGGCCACGTTCACGGCGGACTGGTTCGCTTCCATCAGCCATTTGTGGGTCTCTCAGCCGTTATCGCAAAGCGCGGCGAGACCGAAGCGGACGCTACCGGGACGAGACGGAAAGCCGGTGGCATGTCCGATGGCTCGTTGCAGCGGTTGCTTGTCCTCGAAGCCGGTCATGGGCGGCTGTTCTGCGAGCACGATTTCGGCCTGTTCCTTTCGCTGGTGTTCGGTGAACTCTTCGTTGGTCATGATGGCGTAGAGTTGGTCGATCAGGCGCATTGAGGCTCCTGTTGTCAGGCAGCGAGGGCGCGACGGAGGTCATTCCAGACGTGTCGGTCGGTGCGAACCTCCTTGGTGTGGATGACGCGGGAATGGCCGATGGCGTTGGTCGAGCCGGCCGCTGGCGTGATGTCGACGCCGTGGGTTTCCACCTCATCCGAATGGAACGGGTGTGATACGGCAGAGCGGATGCGATTGCAGCCGGCAGCCAGCCACATGACGGCGGCTAGGATCATGAACCCGATGGAGTTCACGCCGGCCAAGCCGGTGTTTACGAGCTGCAGGTGGACGTCAGTCGGCTTCAGAGCAGCGTCGGCATCCATGCCCCGCACGAGATTGACCAGCGACGCAAAGATGCCGTTCTGATTGACGACGGTAGACGACTGGAATCCGGTGTCAGATACACCTTGAACCTTGTCGTCGATTTTCTTCTGTGTCGCAGCGATCAGCCCCTCAGTCGTGGTGATCTCAGTGGCAATGCGGTTTAGGTCTTCGATCTCCCCGAGGCGTGACTTGGCCGCCGTGATCTTGTCGCAGTGCTTGCGGCTATCGGGCAGAGTGACGTCGGCGCACTGGCGCGAGCGCTTGTAGACGAAATCCCCCTCGAGGTTGTTGATTTCAGCCTTCAATGCGATTGCGTTGGTGCTGGCCGCCCATGGATTTGCGGTTTTCTTCTCGTCGCGTTCGCGCTCCAACTTGGCGAGCTTTGCCCGATAGGAGGCGATATTCGTTTCCTCTGACTTCACACCGGCCTGGCGTGCTTCGAGCGAGGCATTGTGAAAGCCGGTCTGCTGCATGTCGTTCAGGCGAACGCCAGCGCTGTAGCCGACGTGGCTTTGATAGGCGACGAGCCCGAGGGGGATGCAAGCGGTGGCAATCCACCCGGCCGTTGATGCATTGCCCTTGCGCTTTTCCTCCATGGCGACATCGGGAAGGATGCAGAAGGCAATAGCGACGAGCGCGAATCCGATGCCGTGAAGGAACGTTTGAGCGGCACCATATTTGTAGCTGATGCCGGCGTCGACGGCGAGGGCGACAACGGCGATCACGAAGCAGAGTTGGCCAACGGCGTTGTACTGCTTCCACTGGGCCGCAAAGAACGCCCCAATACCGACGACGATGCTTTCGGCAAATCCGAAGATGGCTTTGATACGCCTGATCATTGGTTGTTCCTCCGGTTGCGGGGAACTCGAAACGCGTTGCGCTCCCGATGCCTGATGCATGGGAGGCGGGCATTGCTTTGGGCGCATTGACGCCGTGTGCGGTGTGCCGCTTTTTCAGTGTGCAGCGCTGGCCGTGACGCACTCTAGCCGCTGCAGATCCACCGATTTGCCGGGAGGGCCTGTTAGGCATGCTCCTAGCGCTTTGATTCGTCTAGCACGTTTTCGCCTGCGAGTCAGTCACTTTTCAACCACAGTTCACGCGGCGATGGCCGATTTCGGAATGACCATGCGACCGATCTTGGTCGTTACCTCCACCGTCTTCCTGAGCACGGCAGATATGATCACCTCCTCTCCTTCAAGGGGACCAACGGCGATGGTGACGACATCCTCGATCTTGAACTGACGCGGAGGCTTCGGCGCTGCGTGGTCAACCAGGCGGCCGGTGGCGTGGAATAAAGCGGCCAGCGCGCCATCAGGGATCTTCACCGGCTCTCCGCCCATGCGGACGGGTCCGATGACGTGCTTGTGGTGCTGCCACGGGGTGTAGGCCACGAAAATGTAAGACGGGATCAGGACGCGGTTGTATTCCTTCGTGCCCTTCCTTGAAGGCTTGCGGACGCGCTCCACCGGCACAAACACCGTGTGCCCCTCCTTGCGGAGATCCTGCGCCGTGTCGAGTTCCCGTTGCGCTCGGGTGCGGATTGCGTACCAGATCGTCAACCTATGATCCTCGCTTTGAGACGCTCGAGCAGAAAGACGAGTTCAGCGCATTCGAGGCCAGCCGCATCAAGATATGTTTCGCCGTCCTCATCGATGCCTATGACTGCAACGCCGCGTAAGTTCTCAGCGGTCGCCGCCGCCAGTACCTCCGGGACCGTATCAGTACGTAGGTGAACCACTTCGGCGCTCACTGTTTCACCCCTTCTTGGGCTTCCAGGCATTCGCCTATGCGGATCAATCTTCTGATCATTTCGACGCCGTACCCGCTGATCTGGGCGAGGTATCGTACGTCATATCCGTTGCGGATGGCCCACAGGAACCCCCGAGCCTCCGCAATGTCTGCTTCGCTCATCAGGGGATCAGCTTCAGCCGTGCGCCGACGCGGAAAACGTTATCGACCGCCGTTGCGCTCACGCCGTCGAGATCCTTCGGGCGGAGGCGGTAATGGTCGAACTCGGCGAATAGCGACCACGACGAGCCCATGTCGATGTTGATTCCGCCACCGAGAACGAGGCCGATCGGCGTGGCGCTGGCGATGCTGGGAACCTCGATCTTGGTCCCGGCGATGCCAGCAAGGCCGTAGAGGCTGGTCCCGGTGTTGAGCGAATAACTGATGGTCGGAGCGACCATCCACCGGCCGTGCGATTTCACGTCGGCGCCCATGACGCTGGCCTTGATGTCCATCAGGTCATAGCGGGCGAGCATGCCGGGGGAGAGCTTCGTGCCTTCCAGAAGAAACATGCAACCGATCTCGGGGCCAGCGAGCGGTGCCTGGGTGCCGAGGTCGATACGGGTCATGCCGTCGTCAAGCTTGGTGGCGTTGCTGATGACGCCGACGGATGCGCCGACGAAGCAGGCCGCGTGAACCGGGAAGGCGATGATAGCGAAAAGCAGGGCGAGTACCGAGCGCATGCTGCGCCTCCTGTTGCAGATGGGAAACGACGCAGCACAAGGTGATTCTACACGATGCAATAGAAAAGTGAGAGTGGCGGTTATGCTTTTCCCTTGCTCTTTGCCTTCCACGCTTTGACGGGGAAGTATGTACTTGACTTAGCCAGTTAGCTGACGTATATATTTAGCCATAGGAGCTTTTCTATGGCCGACATTTCAAATCCGATCTTCCACCACGAAGGAAAGGCAAGCGCCCATCTCGAAGCCTCGCGTTGGCCGAATGGCGTTGTCTCTTGCCCCTTCTGCAAGTCCGAGAACGTCCACCGTATGGGCGGCAAGACGCAGGCTGGCATGTTTCTCTGCAATTCATGCCGCGAGAAGTTCACCGCCCGTGTCGGTTCGGTGATGGAGCGTTCGCATATCCCCGTTCACAAGTGGCTCTTGGCTATCCACCTGATGGCCGCCTCAAAGAAGGGCATGAGCGCCAAGCAGATCGAGCGCATGCTCGGCATCAGCTACAAATCGGCATGGTTCCTTTGCCACCGCATCCGCGAGGCTATGGACACGCACACGACGTCAGGTCCGATCGGCGGTGAAGGCAAGACGGTGGAGTCTGACGAGACGTTCGTCGGCGGCAAGAAGAAGAACGTTCACAATGGAACGCGCCGCCGCAATCCTCAAGCATGCGGAAGGTAAGAGGCTGACCTATCGGCGGATTGGTGGGGAAGCGTAGCGAATCGGCATGGTCAGACGGACTCAAGCCGCGAAAAAGATCAAGGAAATGAGTCAGTTATGCACGATTCTTCGCGCTTGCGTGCGATACGTCGTCGCCTTAAGCGTCTGGGCAGGCGCGGTGGTTCAGACTGCGCCTGCCCAATTACCCCGACCGGAATGAGGCCGGCAGCGGGGATCACGTAGTGACAGCGCCATTGTTAGGAGTCCGCTCGGGCAGTCAAGACCGGCCTCGCAATCTCCAAAGGAGATTCGGCCTATGGCTAACCTGCACGAAGCAATTGATGCGATCATCACGTCCGCGACCGGATGGTCTTGGACTCGCATGAGAGAACTAGCACCGCAAGGGCTTTCAGTTCTTCCCGATCAGGCCACATAATACGCGGGAACATATCCCACGTTTCGTGCGCTCGCTCGTCAAGCCATGTCTCGATGAGAGTCGCCGCTGATTCCACAATATCCGGCGCTAGGCCGGTCGCGCACTTCTGTTTTCCGCCCTGTCGGTCGTCCATATCCATCTCTCCACTGGCTAAGTCAAGTACATACTTCCCTGGTCATGCGTTTGCCGACCATGCCCAGAGCAGCATCAGCGCTATGATCGTCCATAGCGCCATCCAGAGGTTGACCTTGGTGATGTCGCTCATGAGTGCACCTCGTCTAACATCGTCGCCACAGGCACCACGGCGTGTAGGATACCTAACGCCAGCCCTTCCCCCGGCATCCTTGCAGCCACGCCAGCAGCAAGGCCAATTGCTGCTGATGCGACGACGAGGATGATGGAGAGCTGCCAGCAGCAAAGGCCACGTCCGCAGTGGTGGCACCTCATGACGCCTCCATAAGATCGAGAAGCGTCACGTCACGATGCGGCCGAATGCAAGCAGGAGAAAACCACAGACGCTCTTTCTTGCTGTTCACGCGACCTATGCCGTCCTCGTCTTCGTCCTGAGATCCAAAACCGCCGCGCGCCTTCCACTCAACGACATCCCAATCTGACGGCATGCAGTGCTCTCCTTCGTATCCTGCGAGGCAAATGCGCATGAGTGGATTAGATCCGTTGCTTATGGCCCACTCACGGACAGCGTGAGCCACCTTGTCGTCATCGGTCGAATAGAGGCTGTCCGTGCGCTCGGCAGTGTCGGCGTATGGCGGGTCAAGAAAGATCGCCGTCACCCCGTGACGGTCGGTCACGGAAGGCCCCGTCACTCGGCTCCAATCGCCCGCGCAGACGCGCACATCTCGAAGACGCTCAGAGAGAGCGTGCATCCAAACGCGAATGAAATTGCCCCTGCCAGCGTCGCCGAGATGCGGGAGCTTCCGGTTGATGCCCATGCCAGCGTCGCCGAGATGCGGGCGCTTCCGGTTGATGCCCATGCCGGCGCTGCCGAGATGCGGGAGCTGCCGGTTGATGCCCCTGCCGGCGTTGCCTTCGGCAACACCTTGCTTGCACCAACCGGAAGCGCCCCATTGCCACGGACCACGACCAGAGCACCACCCGCTGCCGATCCACGCGCACGCACCCCACACCCACCACCCCGCCACTTGAGCGTCAAACAGATCCGGGTCTCCTTCGATCTCTTTCAGACGCTCCGCGCCTTCTGTGAGCAGCCACCAATGGCGCGCGTGAAGGTCTGTCTCGTTGACGGGCCAGTCGGCGTGCGACGCAACCGCGTCTGGATCGCGTTGCACAGCTCGCCAGAAGTTGGCGACGAAACCGTCTTTGTCGTTGATTGTTTCGGTCTTTCCGATCTTTGGCCGCGCGAGAAGAACTGCACCGGACCCAAAGAACGGCTCGACGTAGTTCACCGGCTCGCCGAACCTTTTCCACACAATGTCGGCTATTGGAGACTTTCCGCCAAACCACGGGAACGGCGCGCGCATAACGTCGGCGTTGCTGATGCGAACGGTCATGCGTCCTCCCGTTCGCCGAGCATGCGCTTCGTGAGATCGGTCATGGCTTGATGCGCTCCTTGATCTCCGCAATTTGCGCTGCTGACAATCCTGTCTCACGGACGACGGTGGAGCGAAGTGCGCCGGACTTGAGCAGCGCAATCGCCCTCTCTATGCGGTCCTTCATGGTCAAGCCGCTCCATCCTTGGGAACCACCGTCAGCGCAATGGCAGCCTTTTGAGCGCCGAACGAAAAGCGACGCTTGATGAACGTCAGCACGTGCTCCGAACTCTTGGCAGAGTTACAGGCGCCGCATGCTGGGACGTAGTTGGCTAGGTTGTCGGGGCCGCCGCACGATGTCGGAACAACATGCTCGACGATGAACGAGCGAGCGCCATTTCCTTCCGGCTCAAGCACGCAATCACAGTATGCGCAACGGCCACCAGTCAGATCGAACACCTGCTTGCGCACGTCTGGTGTGTGCTTGGGGTGGCAGTCGCATTCCTGAAGTGCCGCCACCTTAGAGGCATGTTCTTTCATCGCGTGGTCGTGGCGCGCGCAGAGCGCAGTCACCATTTCCTCAATTTTACTGGTGATGGACTTCGTGCCTTGCTCAATGAGCAAGGCATGTTCTTCAACGTCACCAGCTAGACCAAAAACGTCTTGGTCTTTCAGATGGCCGGATTGCCACCTGCTTAGCTTCAGAGCGACAAAAGCCAACATCTTGGCTCGCTCTGCTACGATTTCGGCGTAGTCGAATGCCGAGCTAATCTGTTCCTGCATCAACTCGCGCTGGTCGCTCATTCGCGATCTCCCGTCATGCGTTCCATCTCGGCTTGCTGACGACGGCGTTTGAGAACCTCGTTGAGCCCTTCAATCTCGATCAGCCTGTCTCCGTCCTTCGGGAACTTGGCAGAGACGATCATCTTGCCAACTTGCTTAGCCTGCGACGCTGCCACGTGCTGGTCGGTGTCCATCAGGTGACTGATCCAGGCATCCCAAGCAAGACAGCCGGAGCGGATCTCGATTGCTGCGACGGACGGAGCGCGAGCGCCCTTCACGCTCGCGCGCTCGTCCGCGCGTGATGAATCTATTTGATGGTTAGTGACGGATTGGGTGACACTAGTGCCGGGGGTCGGCGACACCGGTGTCACCCCTCTCGCATCATTTGTCACCCCTCCCGACAGATTGCCGGGGGTCTTGTCACCCCTCACCCCCGGCAATTTGCCGCCCGTCGTTTCGATGCTTAGAGCGCCATCACGACCGATCAAAACGGCGTCTCCGCAGGCGAGCGCCATGACGAGTTCTACGTTCACCCGCCACTCGTTCGTCGAACCTGGCTTGCCGCCACCTTGGCGAACCAACGTCACGAGGCCGATGTCACGAAAGGCCTTCATCGTGCGCTGCACGGTGCGCTCGTCACAGCCAACCTTGTCGGCCATGGTCTCATTCGACGGGAAGACGCTGCCGCCAGTGTCAGCGGCATAGTCGGCCATCTTGAGAGCGAGAAGCTTCTGGCTCTGTGTCGGGAACTCGATGTCCCACACCAACGTCATGAGGCGAATGCTCACAGGAGACCTCCAGCCATCAGCGGAAGGCCTTCAGGACGCGCTGCGCGGCGATTTGCGATCCGCCATAGCTGGACAGCCGCAATTGTCGTTCGGGCTTCCTGCGCAATTTCCTCGTCAGTGAAGCCATGTTCGTAAAGGCAGCGAATAGCGCGTATCTCCGCTGTCTCGGTCTTGCGTTTTGCGAGCAAATCAGTCATTGTTTTCTCCGTTGTCAGCCTTTATCGCCTCGCTCGTTTGCTCCGAGCGGGGCGAACTCATTTCACGAACTCACCGAACTCTTTGAGGCTCGCCGTCGCAGACTCGCCGAACGTCTTCCGCGTGGCGTGGAACTCAGGGTTTCCACGCTCAGTGAAGGCGATGCGGGCGTGGCATACGCAGTACGGAAGGCCTGGGGATTTCTCCCGACCGCAGTATCCAAACGGCTTCTCTTGCGGATCGCCGATCGGCCATCGGCAGTCATTCGCGGCCAAGTCTTTGATTGTCTTCGTCGCCGTCAGCGTTTCCGGCTTTGGCTCGTACGGATCGTACGGAACGCCGCGCCATGTGATCCTGGGCTTGGCGACTTTGCGCGGTGGCGGTGGTGGGCGCTTCGCTTTGCGCTGCCGGACCTTTGAAATCGTGCCGAAATGGTTCTTATCGCGACGCCTTGGCAGGCCCATTCGGTGCACCTTGCCGATGACAGCGTTTCGAGAAATTCTCCCGCCGATAAGGTGAGCGACCGACGAGGCTGAATGACCCTTTTCCCACAGGTCCACCAACTGCTTGACCCGCTCCACGGTCCATCCGTCTTTGTCCATCGGAGCCTCGGGGAAAGGGGGCGCACTCATACGCGCAGCGCCCTAGTTTCTGATCGGTGCCGCTGCTGGGCCGCACCGCGAGACGGCATGGGGGGAGGCAGGTGGTCGGATAACCTGTCGCGCGTGGCGGCGCGAAAACCCATGCCGTCCGGCGCTGAGGCCGGAACGTTACGCAGCACAAACGCTTACGGATTTGCGCGGCCGACCCGCCCCCAACGCGTACACACGGGCCGACCGCTAATCCCGGCATGGTAATCTCAGTGCAGAGCTACCGAGGGCCGGGGGATGATGAGGCTGACGCCTCGGCTCTGCACTGCAGGTGTTCGCGCAGTCGTCTGGATGGTCGGAGGGCGTGGGGGAACGCGAGCCGAGAACCTTTTGACTTGCACCCGCAGTGCAGAACGGAAACGTCGGCAGGCTGGGTTAGGCTGCCGCCTCCGCAACGCGCGAGTTCCGATTAGGGCGCGGCTTCCCGTCCGGGCTATAGTCGCGCATGAACTCGCGTATCTTGTCGATGCGTCGAGACGTGATGCCTTTCCCATCCCTCAGCCACCTGACAATATGTGGGTCGCGGCATGCTTGAATGCCGAACGTCGTCGGTGCCATGCCGTGCGTATCGAGAAACTTCTCGATCTCGGCCAGAAGGGTCTTACTGATGCTCATGGGCCGCACAGTATTGAGATCAATCTCAGTCGTCAATGAGAAATGTCTCAGATGACCGCGCTAGCCTGTTGATGACAATGCCGCGTTTGCGTCGCCGTGAGCGCAACTACAATTTGCGCGTCTGGACGGTGCTTTTCACCAAATCCGCAACACGTCTCAACTTTCTTTTTAGCATCCACAACGACTTAGCTTTGAGACTGAGAAATTTCTCATTTCCAGCTTGACGATTGAGATTAGTCTCATTACCAAAAGTGGCATCACCGGCCGGTTGGTGCAGCACATCAGGCGCTAGAGGGCAGCCTGATCTTTCCTCCCGAAGCGGCAGCCGGCCGGTGAACAGCGGGACACAAAGAGGCCACCCATGACGATCGCGACCCTGGAATTTGACGAGATCGGGTTTTCTCTCGGCGACAATACAATGGTGGGGTTCTTCGACGGTTCGTTCGACATCGACGCCAGCGGAGACATCGTCTCGATGGTGATCCGCACCTACAATCACAAGACACATAAGACGGGCGCAACGAAGGCTCACGCGGAAAGCAACGGCCTTCCTCGGTTGCTGTTCTACGGGCTGGCCCCGGTCATCAAGCAGCAGTGCAGCGGTCGCATCCTCGAGGCGGTGCTCAATCATCGCTACGACGAGCCCGCACGCCGCGCCGACTATCAGAACGAAACGTCAGAAACCTATGCGGAGGTCGCGTGATGTTGCACTTGTCGTTGCACGTTAAATCCGTTCGTGTCTCGCATTTCGACGAGAGCAACGGAAACAACATCACCGTCGAAGTTACAGACGCGCTCGGGAACAAAATAGAGTTGAGCTTTTTCGAGCTTCCAACATGCGCAACGCGCGCCATTAGGCGAGCGTACAGCGACGCCAACACGAAAAACTACGAACTCGTGCACCTCGAATCTTTTGCGGGAGTCGCGTGATGCGCATCCCAGTCGCACCGGCAATCGCAGCCTTCGACACGCACATGATTGAGGTCGTGTCGTTCAACGAAGGAAACGCACGCCTCGCGTTCAAGAGGCGCAACGGCGAAGCAATGTTCACGATCATCCTCGATCTCGACGAGCTTTGCTTGCGGGACAAGCTCCTGCTGTCTCAACTCATGCAGATGCAAGAGGAGCCTGCATGTCAGTAGTCCTCGCGTTTCTATTCGTTGTCGCGTGCGCGTTTTGTCTTGGATGGGCGATCGGCGCGACGTTCAACTCCAGCCGGAATGGTGAAGGTGCACAATGAGCGATGCAATCGCAGTGAAGCAGGAAGCGCAATTGCCTGCACATACGGCCACAAACGAACCAGCTTCTCTGCTTCGGTTCGCCATTGAGCGCGGAGCACCAATAGACCAACTTGAACGTCTGATGCAGATGGACAAGCAGGTGCGCGACGAACAGTCCGAGCGCGCGGTTAACGTCTCGATGCGATCCGCACAGGCGGACATGCGCCCGATTTCGGCCGACGCGAACAACCCGCAGACAAAAAGCCGATACGCTACCTATGCGAAGCTCGATACGGCGCTGCGGCCGATCTACACGAAGCACGGTTTTGCGCTGAGTTTCGACGAGGGCGACAGCCCGAAGCCGGATCATATCCGCGTCCTTTGCTACGTGACGCACGATTGCGGGCACACGAGGACATATCGAAAGGACATGCCCGCCGATGGCAAGGGAGCCAAGGGTGGCGACGTGATGACCAAGACACACGCGAGCGGAGCAGCGGCTTCGTACGGCATGCGCTACTTGCTCAAGGGCATCTTCAACGTTGCCGTCGGCGAAGACGACAAGGACGGAAACGCGCCTAAAGACACGGCTGCAACAATCTCTCCCGAGCAAGTTGGTGAGATACGCGAGCTAGTCGAAAGCGTTGATGGCAGCACAGACGAGTTTTGCAAGGCGTTCAAGATTGCGTCTGTCGGCGACCTGCCAGCGGCGCGTTTCGACTTTGCCATGAAGGAGATCAAGGCCCGCATCAAATCACGGGGTGGCAAATGAGCTACCCGTGCGGAACGATACACGACGGCATCGAGCAGGGATCTCCTGAGTGGCATTCATTGAGGGCCGGTAAGGTTACGGCATCCCGCATTGCCGACGTGATGGCGACGATCAAGACCGGGGAAGCTGCGTCGAGAAAGAACTATCGAGCGGAACTCGTGTGCCAGCGCATGACGGGAATTGTCGTGCAAGGGTTTGTGTCCGCCGAAATGCAATGGGGCACTGATCACGAGGCAGAGGCCGCAGAGGCGTACGCATACCCGCGCGGCCTGGACCTATCTCCAATTGGTTTCGTAGATCATCCAAGTGTTGCCATGAGTGGGGCAAGCCCTGACAGACTT